GCAGACTGAGGCAAACGAGTGTGAGCACAAGGTTGTGTCTTAATGATTGTTTTAACTGATTCAGCATTTTCTGTTGCTACCCTTTCTATTTCATCATTACGTTGCTGTTGTGCTATTACTGCATCACGCTCTTGTTGTAGCGCAATGGTCAATGCCTTGTTCGCGTCTTCTTGTTGCTGGATGGTTTGGGCTTGCGCTTGGTTCTCGGCCTTTAAGCTACTTATCTTCTGAGATTGGTACCAAGTCCAACCGCACAAGCCCAAAATCAAGCAAAGTGCGGTTAGCTTTAAGGCTGTTTCAAATCGGCTAAACATAATGCTTTCTCTTTTTCTCTGCGAGAGACTAAGCCAGGTAATATCTTACCGCCTGCATATACCCATTTAGGATATTCATAACAGGCTTGGTGATAGTTGCCCGAACGTAACTGTTTGAATAAGGTTGAGTTGCGAACAGCGACACAACCTGCATTAAAGGTAATCGATACGGCAGAATCAAAAACAGACTGAGGTAATGCTCGGCCATTTCCATAATTCAACACACATTTCTCAGCAACTTGAATATCGTTTTTCCAGCGCTCTGCAATTTCTAGATCCGTGTATCGGTGCTTTGGATCGACAGGTTGACCGCTATATGCCGTTGAGCCAATACCAACGGTTAAAACATCGGCTGGGCATTTGTACGGGTCTCGTCTGCAACCCTCTGCATTGCCAATAATCTCTGCGCCTTTAGGGCTAAGGATAAGCTCCTCACCGAACTGTGCATACATCAATGTAATAATGCTCGATACTGCACAGACAAATCCTGCTGCACCAAGCGTGGTTCTAGTCCTCGTCAATTTCATCAGGTAGCCCCCGTTTTAACCGCTCCATGCGCACCTTATGTATTTCTTCCTTGCGCTCATTTTCTCTTCTCATCATTCGCCCTTCGGCGCATTTTGAATAGACATTAACAAGTGCGGTCAAAATACCAATAGCCAAACTAAGCAACATAAGGTTATTCTGATCACCTAACCAAGCCAGCACACCAGAAAACCCTGACCATACATAAGTTTGATTTCCCGGGTCTTTAAACATTTTCATACTCCACCCCGTTTTCGAGGTATAAAAAAGCCCACCTGTTATGGTGGGCGTGGTTTCTGCTAAAATTTACATTCCACAACAAGAAAATTAGCAGAGGAAATGATAATGGAATACATCACACGGAATGATATTATGCAACACATCCCAGAAGCATACCGTCATTTTTTTGATTTACGCGTAGACACGATTTCGCCTAATCTTGAAAGAACATTCAAACTTTTTACTCAAGCGGTTAATATTCTTTGCGAATTCGCAGACATCAATAAAAAAGCAGATATTTTCTTCAACTTAGGTAATAAAGGACAAGCATATTCAGAGAATTTACTGCTTAATTATGAAATAAGAGGTAACGCGATTCATATTCACTACAATAATTGTATTTTCTTTGATATAGCAAAATCTTCGCTATATTCAGAGCCATTACAACTTGCAATGTATCTTGAAGAATTATGCCACTGTTATATGAATATCAAAGATGAGGTATTAGTAAAAGTAGTCGTTGCTAATATTTGCCCAAATATTATTTACAATGTAGAGAGTGATCAATATGAGGAGCTAACAGAGAATTAGTCTGAATTCTTCCTCCAACAATCGAGCCACTTGTAATAAGGTGAGCATACTTCTCTTTGAGGTTTTCATAAAGTGCCTTGAGCAAATACTCTGGCACTTCCTCACCATCAATCTTAATCGTATCGCCTAGTGTAATGTTCATATTCCACCAATAAAAAAGCCCCGACCGTTTCCGATCAGGGCTGTAAAATTCTTTTATGCGTTTGCTATGCGCTAAAACCGCAAATTACACATAATGATACATTTTTAGTGCGCACTGTCAAGCACTTATGCAACAAAAATACATTTTTGGCACTCAATCATCAAAAGCAGTGATGTTTTGGCAGTTTTGAGGCGCTGAAAATACTCACGTCTTGATAAGTTTAAGTGTCGGCAAATATCAATGTTATCCCACCGCTTAACGTAAGTGAGCATAAAGACATCGTAAAGCTCCGGTGATACACGTTTCATTGTCTGCATGTGCCCGTCAATCTGCATGCCTAAATCATCTGTAATCGGCTCCACTCGATATTTTGGCAAATAGCGTGCATCACATTTAAGTTCTGCAAACCCTGCTGACACGCGCGGATACTCCCCCTCATAACGAGGAGTAGCCCAATATCCCCACTGTACCGATACTTTGTTGATGTTAATGCTCATTTAAGACCTCTACGCTTTTCAATTAATCGGCATTTTTTATTAAAAATCTGTTTAATTCTTTTCAAATCTTCTTTTGAGTAGTTTCTTATTCGTTGATCTGCTTCAATTTCCTCAACCTTTGCCAATCCAATTCGATCTATTAAACCAAGCCTGAATTGCTGATAGTTTCCACCCAAATATCGGTTGCACTTCTTACATTGTCCGAAAATGTTTAGCGTATAAAATCGCAAATGTGCCGCACTACCACGACTACGATAATGCCCCGCATCAAAACCGCCACCAAGCTGGTCGTTTGTAAGAGGTCTTCCACAGGATATACAAGGCTTATTTTCGTCACGCAGCCGAATATATCGATTCACCGCACTTTGCGCTTCTGACGTCAATTCCCCCTTGGTTTTGGTTTTTTCTTTAAGTGCGGCTATTCTTTTACGAGATTCAATACGCTCTTGCTTATCTTTCTTTTCTCGCGCCCTGTGGGATTGTTCACGAGATAATTTAATTGCACATTCCGGCGAACAAACCTTTTGCGTACTACTGAACGTTTTTACAAAGTAGCTCCCACATACTTTGCATTTATGTTGTTTTGGTGCTTTAGCCATTAAAACACCCCTAACTTATAAGCGATTTTTATTAAAACCAAAAAGATAGCAAACTCAATTATCTTGTCTTTATAGTTACCAAATAAAAATCCAATTATCGCAACAATCCAAATAAACCAAATCACCGTCTCACCCCATTAATCAAACTCTTATATTTACCGCCTGACTATCTCTATTTGCGCCAGTCGTTGCGCTCTTTTGTTAATCCTTGCATTAACTTAGCCTGTATATCTTTTTGCGTTCTTTCGCTTTCAATTTCGGATAACCACGCCGATAATGCTGCCGTTACTGCTGCCGTGAGTTTTGTTTTTCCGTGATCGACATGACCTATAGTGCCAACATTCACAACCTGCTTTGTGCGTTCAAATTTCTCTTTACTCATCAAACCACCATCCATCACCAATAAACCAATCCAAAACCACAACCACCACGGCAACAAAAATCATCGCAATGAGCAGGAGTAAAATTACCTCTAACATTATTTACCCCCGATCGTTTCAATTTTTGAGCATTGATAAACGTTTTTGCCAACATAAAACTTGCCCAATCTCTCGCACTCTGTTGCAACCGTATTATGCGCAAAATACCAGCCTGAAAGCCAACAAGCTCCACACAAGACAAGTGTGGCAGCAAGGGGCTGGTCGAAAAGAAAAAACAACATAGCCGAAAATGCAATCAAAAATAAAATCATAGTTCCTACCTCAATCATCTTCCGTAAAATCCCCATCTATCGTTAAATCTCACACCATTTTGCACGCCCCATGCGGTCGTATATTCAATCAAGCTGGCCATGCGTCTAACCCCCATTTTTGATGTTTGCTCCCGTACATTAACCAACTCTCCTTCAATTCCGGTAACCAACTTATAGGGTAGCTTTGTTGCGATGGTATGCCCGCTCACCAATAAATTTTTCCATCCGTATAAATCGTATTTGTCGCCTTGCCATAACGCCTGATTTGATATATCACCAAGCATTGCATGAAATTTATCGTTCTGCTCCATTGAGCGGGTTTTTACTTTTATCTCCACAACAAGAGGATCTGATTCGTTTATTGGCAATTGGCGGATAGTGTCGATCACTCGATTTCTTACTGCCTCATTGACTAAATACATCCGAGGATAATTATGCTCCATCGTAACCACCTACTTTCTTGATAAAATCAAGACTAATTGAACGTGTGACAAAACCTTCCATTGTTGGATCAAAGACTACGACCATTTGCCCTTTGCTATTCCCCTTGATTTCTTTTCCTGTTACAGGGTTGATAAATGCAATTCGTCCTCCTGTGATATCAATCACTTCATTTGCAATGTTGTGAATATGGTTTTGATACCATTGAGTAGATTTATCATTGTTGAGTAACATCACGACTAAATAACCGGCATCACATAATTCTTTCGCACGTTGTAGATATGGTGTAACGTTGGAATAAGGCGGATTCACATAGATTTTTAACGGAGCCGCACAACGTTCTGTGGCTTCATCCAACAATACATCTAACATTTGCTCAATCGGCATTAGAAAGTCATCTGCGATTGATTGATGCTCATCATTATCTGAGTTAGGTTCGCCGATATAGTGACATGTCAAAGCATTGTTGGCTGTTGCGCAACCATCAAGATCGAACCATCCGAAACGTTGAGATAGCCATTCAAAGACATAGCGGGGTGTTTGCCATGTATCTTTATCAAATTGTTGTTCTGTCATTGCAATGCCACTTTCATCATTGCCATCAAGCTATCGCGCGCCTTATCAGCCTTCGCTTTATCATAAAAACTTGGTTTTACTGGAATCATTTTTGGAATGTCCTCAAAAGGAAAATTCGACCGCACTTTTTCTGCCGCTTCTGTGAGTAATTTCGGAATAGCTTTCAACGTGTCCTCTTCCGATTTTTTCTTGCAGTTTTCGTACAGATTTTTAAGCAACCAAAATTCCACTTTTGAACGATATTGAAATTCATCCCGATTGAATCGGGCATAACCTAAGAAGGAGTTATAACGTTGGTATAATTCCGCTTCGTTCGGTAAACCCAATTCGTGATAGTCTTCACTGCACCAAGCAATAAATTGTCCGACACTTGGGAAAAATGGACTTTCAGAACCTGCTGCACGATCTAATCCTCGTTTTAATGCCAATGGGGTCATCACATCAGCTTTGATCAATTCTTCAAGCCATACTTGCTTAGTCTCGTTATACTCAATTTCACTAGCAAATGCCTGTTTCCACGCAGGAAAGATTGATTTTAATCGGATAAACATTCTGTCAATCAAACGAACGGCATTGTCGGGAATATCTGATTTTTTAACCGTACTTTTTACGGCTTGCATCGGAATCACGTTTGTCATCTCAATTCCTCCGGTATCAAATCAGGATCGATATTTAGCCGTCTGCCTACAGCCCAAGAACCATCATCAGCAAAGGCGCTTGTTTTTCGGGTGTTTGTAGCCGTTGCTATGTTGTCATCACGCCAATTCCATTCAGCTTTAAACCCTTGCCAATTGCGCTCGATGGATATCGTGATTGCTTTGGCAAGAGGTATTTCTGCTTTGTGCGCTTCTCGCTGATAGCCAACAAGTACGGTTTTTGTGATTGCTGCTCGTTTTGATTTTCGGTGAGCAATAAAATCTTCGGCAAGCTGACCAACGATTCCAAATTCAGCAAGCAAAGCGAGCGAATTTTTTTGCGTAGTTTTTTTATTTGTATTTTGTATAGTGTTTTTAATATTGTTTATTGTGTGTGAACTTTTTTCACAGGTGACTTGTGAACTTTCTTCACAGGTGCTGTGAACTTTTTTCACAGGTGAACTTTTTTCACAGGTGACTTGTGAACTTTCTTCACAGGTGGTTTTTGAGTAAGAATTTACCGCATAAACGCCAGTGTTTCTTGCGCCATTTTGTTTAATTAACAAGCCATATTTAACAAGTGATTCACAGGCTTTAATCACTGCACTATTGCTTAGTCCAGTTGCTTTCATAAACTGACTGATTGAGATATTGTCGCTTTCTTTATTCCAGCCTTTGGTTTTTCTGATGACAACCAAGTAACACTTCAATTCCGCCCCGGTTAAATCAGGCAGTAGCTCATCAATAACAGCATTTGGCACCTGTAAAAAATTAGGAATAAATTTAGATTCGTTACTCATGCCACCGCCTTATTTAACATCGTGGATAATTTTGCCAATCCCTTTGCAGTTACTAATACTTGAGGGTAGATTTTTTCCGTGCCGTCAGGTTGTGTGACAGGGTGTGCTTTATGCTCTAAATAACCGCGCTGCAATTTGTCTTGATAAGCAATCCAAGCGGATCCAACAGTGCGCTTATAAATCCAACCATGAGCAAATAAAAATTGGGTGAATGCTCTTGGTTGCATTTGTAAGTGTTTTGCAGCATTAGTGAGATTCATTGCGCCTTCGGTTGCGGTTGCTAAACGATCAAACGCCTCCGCCTTTGGGGTAAGCTCGATCACCCTTTCGGAATACGTTGCAAGCGCGCCACGCAAGTAAACTGGGTCGTTTAATAGCATCATAGGATCAGTGGATTTCGCCACTTTTTCCATCTCAATAAAATATTGTCTGGCTTGTTTTCCTTTTTCGTTGCGCTCAACCATTGATAGTTCTTTTGCCATATCAATGGAAATGTGAACTTCTTTCTGAGGGCGACCCCCTACATGGTTTTTCTCATTTTTGAGTAAAACTACAAAGTCTTGATTTTCAACGAATTCATATTCTGAGATTCGTCTTTGGATCCAGTCTGAAAATCTCGTTGAGACTTCCAAGAATGAATGTAATTCTCTCGCATTTACCGTTTTAACTTCGGAATTGTTGATTTTGCTATTGCTAATCTGAATTAGATTTGCCATAATCACCTCGTTTAACACTTTATTAATTAGCCACGGTTGCCGCCGTGGTTTTTTATTACCGTTTATTTAGCGAGATCACGCACTCGATTGAGTGTTGTGTTGCTGCTAAATGCTTGTTTAATAATTTGCGGATCACGTCTTCTTCATCGGTTGTGATTTCGCCATCTGCCAGCGCTTTTTCTAACTCCTCAAACAACAATCCACGAGCGGACAGTTCACGCAGTTGTAAAGTTGAGATTTCTACTGAGTCCAATTCGCCTGCGACTGGTACCGGTACAAAATGGCCGCCAGCACTTCGGCAAAGCTCCTCGATAAAATCAGTACAGCCATACTCAAGCTGCAATGCGATTAATTCTTCGTTTTTAAAACGTTGCCCTTTCGTCTGATAAAGACGATTGTTCAGCTCTGCCTCTGAAAATCCAAGAAACCCTGCAACCGCACTTTTGCCGCCAGGTATCTTTTCAATCATTTCCATAATGACTTTCTTCATTGCCATAATTTTTGCCTTATTTTTATGGTTTTCTTTTCAATTGGTGTTGGTAAATTACAGTCATGCGATAATCGCAGAGCCTGACTTAATAGGTTTGCTAAAGTGTCGAATTTCTTCCGCAGAGACAGAACCTTCCAAGGCTTGAGATAGAATCTCGGAATATCTTGTCTCGCCTGTATATTCAGTTCGTGGTAAAGAATTTGATGTGCGCCATTTATAAACAGCTCGGACAGAAAGTCCGCATAAATCGGCCACTTTAGCTGCACCCAAAGAGTCAATAATATGTTTTAAGTTTTCCATATATAATCTCTTTAAATGAACTTTGAGTACATCTTAAATCAGAACTGAAAGTACTTCAAGTTTTATTTATAATTGAACTATTGGTTCAAAGGTGGATGAAATGATTACTGAAGAAAAAATTAAACAGGACTTTGCCGCACGACTAGACATTGCGTGCAAAAGAAAGAACTTGCCAGAAAAAGGCAGGGGAAAAGTTATTGCAGATATACTGAAAATTACGCCAAAAGCCGTGAGTAAATGGTTCAATGCGGAGACATTGCCAACTCAAGCAAATATTTATGTATTGGCTGATTTTTTGGGTGTAACAAAAGAATGGCTGACTTATGGCGATAAGAATGCCTCTATTGAGAAAATCGAAAAGCAAATATCCTACCCTTTGCTAAGCCCAATCCAAGCAGGGCTATGGACAGATATTAGATCCCTTGAGGGGTTTGACGGTTACGAGATGATCCCAAGCACAGTCATAGCCTCTGAAAACTCCTTTTATTTACGAATTGAAGGTAAATCTATGCTCCCCCGTTTCAATGAGGGCGATCTGATTTTAATCGATCCTGATATTGCACCAACCCCAGGAAAATTTGTGGCCGCAATCAATGGCAACAACGAGGCGACATTTAAACAATACAAAGAACTCGGTACAAGAACACCAGAAGGCATACCGCACTTTGAGCTTGTTCCGCTTAATCCAATGTTCCCAACATTAAGCTCACTCGACCAAGAAATCCGCATTATTGGTGTGGCAAGGGAACGTGTAGAAACGTTATAGCGTCACGAGGCAAATGGGTTAGGTTGTAAGTAAATATATTTTTATATGATATTAGAGGTAAGAAATGAATAAACAAGTTAAATTACGTGCTTTTAGTATTTCTCAAGATAAATTTAGTGGCACAGTTCCAGTCTCTGACTTGCTAAAAGAAGTTTTAGCTAATTCAAAATCAAGCAATGAACGAAGAATGCTTTTAAGTGAAGATGATCCAAAGAAAGAAGAAGATTTAATTTCACATTTTAACATAGAAAAAGATAATTTTATTTTTGCGACAATACTTCGCATTGCGCCAGGGGATAATGTTCAACATATTGATGAAGCGTTATTTAATAAAGCCAACTTCTCCATTAGTGACCTACTTAATGCAAAATTGAATACCAGTGCCATTTATAAAGATCATTATTATTTTGCCCTTTCAAATAATTTCCTCGTAACAAATTTGAACAGCAGAACAACTATAACAAGGCTACAAACTTATTTAAATTGGCTGTTAAAAGAATTGATTGATTTATCGCCTGTCATAGAAATCAAAGAAGAGTATGACTTGGCAAGTATTAAATCATTTGTTATTCAAGATCCGCAAATAAAAAATAAAAGCCATATAGACGAAACGCAGGCGGATAACTCAACGATGCTCTCTCGCCTTAAAGATTTGGCTTTTGATCAAGTGAAAGCTTTGTTCAAAGATGCAACCGATTTACAAGATGTTGATTTAAGTCAGATTGTGTCGGCAAAGCTACTCATTCAACTAAAAAATCCAACAAAAAAATCACCAGAAGAAGTTAAAAAAGCATTTAGTGCAGTCTTGAAACCTGTGTCTGACTTGGATAATATTTCATTTAAGACTAGACGCGGGGCATCTGTCACCGGTAGTCAATTAGAAAAGTCTAAGATGGTTGAAGTTGATACTACCGAAAGTGGTAAGCTCAACGAGCAAACATTATTACAACAAATGGAAATATTTATAAAAGACCTTGAAATTGAAAACGAACAAAAATAAAACAGCAATGCTAATAATCAGCATTCTATTAACCGTCTCTATATCATCATTATTCTTTCCTGAATATAATAATGAAAAGATGGGAAACTTAGTTAATACGATTTATACCATATCTGGAATTATGTTTTCCATTGGCATGGGGGTTATTTGTACCTTCAATCCAAGTGGGATAAAGAATGAGAACATATATTCCATCATTGAAAATAATATATTAAAAGTCAGAAGTTCATTTTTGTTCTATTTTGCTTTATCTACCGTTCTGTTTATAGCGCAAACTATTTTTAATTTAAGCTATCAAATCCCTGTAGGCTTTGACTTTATTGATATGACTATTATTTTAGACGTTAAAACATTCACACTTGTTATGTCGATAATTGCCATCATTTACTATATTATTAATTTCCAAGCTATACAAAAGCTCAATTTAGATATTGCCAAAAGAATAATACAAGAAGAAAAGCTAACCCAAACCATGCACTGACGCTACTTCATCCGATGTTACCGAAATCATTGCGGGAGACATACCAACCAAAAAAACCCGCCTCAGTGGCGGTTTTTTATTAACATTTAAACTCCGCAATCAACTCCTCTAGCACAATCCTCTCCTGCTCATTAGCACGCACAATCCTCAATTCATCATCTACGCGCGACACTATCTCATTAATCTCTAAGCTATTAATCCCTTCGCAATTCAGCGAGATTAGCCATTTTTTAAACTCTTTTTTCATAATTAGCCCTCCTTATCGGCAGGGGCATAATAAACCAACCTCAATTTAAACCAACTACCGCTACCAAAATTTGCGATCAGCATCGCAAAAATCATAAAAACACACCACAAAACACAAACTTTGCTTTTTAATAGATTAAAAAATAAGCAATTAAACTCTATTTCAAAAAATTTATTTCTTTAGAAATCAACACAATA